AGGAAATAAAATAAGGATTAGTAATACTCACACTGTTTGCAAGAAAGAAAACCTGTGTCTTATCTGTATATCTATCAACAGTGCTATAAAAGTTGTTAAATATAACAGTCTCATTTGGAAGATATCTAATAAGTCCACGTTCAATAATAAACTCATCAAATATAATTTTCTTTACATGAGGAAAAGCAACAGATTTATAATGCTGTGAAGTTACAAGAGGAAGAAACCAACCAATAATTGCCCATTTACGAACTTTACTTCCGCGTGTATCAATCGGCGCCATTTGCGCTTCAATGCCGTTAACGCGAAAATCCCAATTAGTAAACTCATGTTCAATGTCGGTAAAGAATGTATCTTTAGCAAGACGCATTTCTGGCTTGTAACGTCGAAGATAAATAAATTGATCGACGAGTTGCTCATCGTCTGGTAGTCGATCATTCCATGTTTTAATAGCGTCACGTATAGCGATACGTTTTGCTCCATAAGTTTTCCCTAAACCTCGTCCTCCCACACAAATATTATAAGTTGCATTATATGAAAGCAACTTAGAATAACTATAATAATTGAGCTTCCTAAACATTATTGCGGTAAAACCATTCCATCACCATAAGACGCCATGAACGTTCTTGGATTAATAGCACTACGAACAGCAGGACTATCAACAGGACTTGATTGATTATGAACAATAGAACCATTGTTAGGGCATATATGGGTCTCCCAGTGTAGATGAGGTCCAGTAATGCCTGTTCCAGAAGAATCAAGATATCCAATTACCTGCCCCTTAATTACTGTATTTCCAGGGCTTACTAAAGGATGATTCAACATATGAGCATAAATAGTATGAATACCATTATTTAATGCGTCTACACCGTGCCCTATTTGTACAGAATTACCATATGCCGCAGACATGTTTATAGCCTCTACTGTGCCTGCATTAACGGCATAAATTTTTGCACCTGTTATAGCAGCCGCTCCACTAAAATCTACACCCTCGTGAAACTCACTACGATCCGGTCGCCATGCAAATTCACTAACAATAACACTAGGAAGAAATGGCCATGAATAAGTTCCGCTACCAGGAGGAATAGTGCCTCCCCCAGTAGTGCCAGTAACTAACCAAATTCCACCATGTGTAGGAATAGCAAGTGCTACAGAACTATCATCATAATAGATTTTGAATTGGTTACCATATTTTTCTATATGTGTAACCTTTGCCATAATATTAGAATGCTGCGTAGTTTGTAATGAGCCAATAATAATAATTTGGTTGCAGTGTCGTCATTGCCCGTACGATACCATTAGGATAAATATAAACTGCACCTGTAACATCACGATTCTGTGAAACCATAGGTGCAAGAACTGTATCGATAGGCTCACAACCAGGCTGAACAGTGCCCAAATCAGTATCAGGTGAAACAAGTGTTACTGTCTGCAAACGTCCAATAACAGTAACATCGCCATTTTTACGTGTATTTCGCAATGGCCAAACAACGGCATTTGCAGTAGAAATAATTGGAGTCAGATTCTGCCAACCAAGAACATCATTAATAGGCTGACCCTTTATCCATTTATCAATAAACCAAATGATCTTAGCCTGTGCCGTTGTATTAAGATGATAACCATTAGGAGCATCTGCCCAATTGCCACTATCCCAAAACCACAACCATGTATTAGGAATAACTTTTACATCATAAGCCCAGCCAGCATTAAGAACTTCATTATAACGCTGAGTAACACCTAGAATACGATCAATCACTGTACGGTTATCGGGCACATAAGTCCAAATAACAGGAAGAACAATGATCTGTGCATTAGGATAATTTGTTCTCGCAGATCGAAAAAGTGCGTCTGCATCAGAATAAATAGAAAGACCACCACGACAATCATTTGAATAATCAATAATCCAAATGTACTTAACTAAACTATGATCGTAAGAATTATCATTAATAGCAGCAGTCAACTGTGCAATAAACTGATTTCCAGGAACACTATACCCTCCCCCACCTACAGCATAATTGTGCTCTACCCATCCATATTTATTACATAGTGTAGTAGTCCAATTATATCCAGGCTGAGCATTGGAAGAACCAATAATAATCGCGTGTGCGTTTACCTCTTTAAGAACATAACGTGCATCCAAAGATGCGGCAGAAAGTCTACCATTTAAAGTGGTATTAATATTAGCAATACTTGCTGTATTCAATGAAACATTACCATTTGTATCAGCAAATTCAGAATCAATTTCTGGCTTTGTGTAATAATCTTTTGCATTTGCATACAAACCGTCAGTAACACCGCGAGTTTCACTTGCAGGATCATTCATAATTCCAGCAACAACCGGGTCTTGAGCAGTGATGGAATTATTTATAATAGAGTCAACTGCATTATTAACATAAGTTGTTAGATCAGCAATTTTCTGGTCAACTTCAGTATCCTGATCTGCCAAAGCCTGATTAACAGTGTCAATCATAGTCTGAATCTCTTGTGCCAAAGTATCAGCAAGATCAGAAGTACTTGAATTCACAAAAGGAATAACAGTTCCATTAATGTACTGAATAAGATTATCAAACTTTTCTAGAAAAGTTACACCATCACGATAAGTAAAAGGTGTAACGCTAGGAACAGCACTCCACGGAGGAACATAAGGAGGAATAGCAGGGTTAGTAGGCGGAAGAGGAGTAGACATATTTAAACCATCCAATCGTAATAATTGTAAGTATAGTATTCATCGCCATTATTAAGTAGAGCCATAAAACAGTCTTCAATAGAAGTCAAAACCATTGTATCTACATTAATAAGGCTTGCGCGATATTTCATAATAAGATCAGAAGCGGCGGCCTGATATCCTGTAACAAGATTATCAAGATTACGAGTTGTTTTTGTATCAGTATCACTACTCTGTGACGATGATGCATTGACTAGTCCTTCACTATTACTATCACTCGCAGAAGTTGCATAATCTTCGTTACCAGAAAGCATTGTCTGTGGAGTTTCAGAAGTAACAGATCGAGCGGCATTCTTTGTATCACTATTTGAAGCAGTATCAGCACTCGTCTTTTGATCTACATCAATATCACCTGTACTTACAGAATGAATATTCATTGTATCAAGAGCACTATAAGGAATATCAAGAGACAAATACAACTGATTAAAATAAGGCATAATCTGATCCATCTTGCGACGAATCATCAAAAGCCAATTATCAATTGTTTCTGTACCAATTTCTCGAGTATAATATTCATCAATAATCTTACCATTGATAATATTACGATATCCCTCAGCAAAAATTGGATATGTTCCCAAACCAATCAATGAATAATCGGGAACAGTGGGAAGTTTTCCATACGTCACACCATTGAACGTAAATTTATCATAAGTATTTGGTTCTCCAAACACAGAAACAATAACGTTCTTTAGCTCCATTGTATATGTAGCCATTATGCGACTGCCTTTACAGGAGACTCATTAGAGTTGGAGGATGCATTCAATGATGCTTGTTTTTCTGCATTTTCTTCGGCTTCAACTTCCACCATAAACTGTACAGAAACCTTCAAATTAAAAACATCATTAATCATATCGCAAGCCTGGCGACGAGCATTAAGACTAACAAATCTCATTGAATCCGTCTGACCGTCATTAGCACCAACTTCAGCAGCAACAAGACGTTCTTTCTTATCCTGATTAGCTGAATCAATACCAAGAAGTGTCATTGCCTCATTCCAAATACGAGTACGCAAAAGACTCAATTTATCATAAGCATCAGGATTAACACCAAGATCAAGTGTTTCTATAAAATCCATATCCTGCAACGGACCAGTAACCTGAATAATATCATCGCCCTGATCAAAAGACCTAGCGGCATTAACCATAGACAATTGAAGATTAGGCGTGCCTTTAATAAGCTTTGTACGTCTTGCATTACGAGTATTAATCTCAAGAGTGCGATCAATCCATGCCAAACGTGTGGCATAAACTTTAACAATATCAACTTCAGGCGAACGAAGATAATTAGCCCAAATTGGAATTGCTTTCATACGTCTTTCTTCATCATCAAGATCCATATGATTCGCAGGAGAATAAGCAGGAACAATTTTATTTCTAAACTGTGCGGGTGCTGTATCAGTATCAGGCTTAAGAAGTGAACCTGGC